CTGTTCGTTGACCTCGGCCAGCTGAGCACTCAGACTGTCTTTTTCAGAATCCGTCTTGGCGAACTTCTGCCTTGAGAGAAGCTGTGACTTGTACTCTTTCAGATGATCGTAAGTCGTCTGTGCATCCGCGAGGTCTTTTTTCGCGATCTGCGCCTGGGCTTTCAGATTCTCGACATCTTTTTCGAATTCATCGCGGTTTGACCAGCTGGCTTCAAATTCAATCAACTGTCCGTTGACAAATACACTCGCTTCCAGCTTATGCTCTTTATCCGGTTCTGTGGCAGTCAGGACGATGCCGTGATTTTTGACGAGATCATCTGCGTCGACCTTCGTGTCTCCGGCCTTGCCATCAATGCCTACAGGACCTCCGGAAACAAGGTCGCTGGACGAAACTGGAGCGCCGGGTTTGCCATCTACATCTACAGAGTTCCCGTCTTCATCGAGGAGCAGATCCGCGTCAACCGACTGCACAGGATTGCCGTTGATATCAACTACATTTCCATCGCTGTCAAGAAGAAGATCCGCATCAACGCTTTCAACAGGAGATCCGTTGATCAGTACGGTGTTTCCGTCCTCGTCAAGAAGAAGATCCGCGTCTACGCTTCCCTCCGGAGAACCGACAACGGAAATGACGTTTCCGTCCGCGTCCAGCAGAAGATCCGCATCAACGGAGTCCTCCGGCCAGCCTTCGATTGTCACATAATGGTCGCCGTCTATCAGGAATTCATCCGGATTGACGGTCGGGTCAGCTGTCGCAGAGATCGTGATGTCAGAGAAGCCTTCCATCTCCTTAAAGTTGTCAACGGCATACTCTGACTGTTTATTCAGTTTCTTGTAATCTTCGCACAGGTCGATGATGTGGTTCTGGTGTTCGACCTTCTCCATCAGGTCTTCATAGGATTCGGTCAGCTCATCAACAGACTCGGTGGCTGATCCGGTAGAGTCTGAAAGCCCGACAACCACGCCAGTCACAAGTGCGATACCGGCAGCTACAGCAAGAATCGCCGCGCCACCCGGCATTGCTGCCGTAAACGCAGCGGAAGCAGCTGCGGCGACTTTGGCCGCGATGGTATATGCCGCCATGGCTGCAGCAACAACGCCGATTACCGCCGCGGCTGCGCCGATTGCCTTCACAAGAGCCGGATTTTCTTCGATAAACTGCGTCACCGGCTGAATGATCTTATTCAGCGCATCAGCCGCTTCTCCGATCACCGGCGCAAACGCGTCACCGATTGCAATGCCGAGATTGTTGAACGAGCTGTTCATCATCGTCAGCTTTGCCTGGGTCGTGTCATACATGATACTGGCTTTTTCTTCAAGCGCAGTATTTTCTTCCCATGCGGTGTTGGCCTGCTGGATGGTATTCGCGAGCAGGTTGCCCGCGCTTGCAAGACCGAGGATCGCTTTCTGCTGACGGACATTGGAGATGCCGAGCTGGTCCAGGATGACGATCGCAGAAGCGCCGTTGCGTTCCACGTCATTCAGCCCGGTGATGAAAGAATTCATCGCGCCGACTGCATCCGTTGCCCACGCCTGCTTGAACTGCGCCGCAGTCATCCCGGCAACAGAAGCGAACTGCTCCAGGTTTTCTCCTGTCTCGGTCGCTTTGTACAGGGTGTTTATCAGCTGGCTCATGGATGTGGATCCGGCCTGCGCTTCGATACCCAGGGATCCGAGCGCGGCGGATATCGCCATGATATCGGTGGAACTCATGCCGGCCAGGGACGCAGCCGCAGCCATGCCCTGGGACATCTGCACGACCTTGGAAGCGGTCGTGGCTGTCGAGTCGCCCAACTGAGCCACAACTGCACCGATTCGCTCGTAATCGTCAATGCCGGTAATGTTGGCGAACTGCGCCAGCATGGTCGCGGCTTCGTCCGCAGTCAGGTCCGTGGTGGTCGCCAGTTTTGCCATGACCACCGTGAACTGCTCCACCTTATCCTGCGCGACGCCCAACTGACCGGCGGTCGTTGCGATCTGCGCCAGCTCGCTGGTCGTGATCGGAATCTCAGTGCTGATATCCTTGAACGCTTCGCCCAGTTCGGCAATGTATGCTTCCGACCCGCCGGTTGTTCTCCGGACAGCGGCCATTTCAGCTTCAAAGGCAATGGCCTGTTCAGCGCATTCCTTGAACCCTTCATAGATCTTTTTCAGACCTTCTGTGATCCCTGCAGCTGCAAAGACGGAAGAAGCGTCCGTGATTGCCTGGGACATTTTGTTCCCGGCTTCACCGCTTGCATCCGCAACTTCTATCTGCTTCTGCTTCAGCTGGTCGAGCTGTTGCGCGGTCTGCTGGCTGGCATTGGACAGATCATTCAGGTCGACGCCTTCTTTTTGAAGTGCCTCTCCGGTGGATGCCAGTTTACCTTCCAGCTGGGACTGTTTGTCCTTCAGGTCATCGATGGCCTTGGCTTTCTGCAGCAGAGCGTTCTGCTCCGCTGCAGAAGCCTGGCCGTTCCGGTCCATCTCAGCCTTGAGGTTCGCATACTGCTGCTGGTAGAGCGACAGTTTTTGCTTCGTCTTTTCAATGGCCTGCTGAGTCTTCTGGTAGGAGGAAATATCTCCCTGCTTCTTGTTCAGGGAGTCGATCTGGGTCTGCAATCCCTGCACGCTCGACGCGGCGTTCCTGAAGGCGGCTGTAAAATTGCCCTGGACTTTCGCGCCGATCTGAAATGCCATTTCGTACTGTTTGCCCACGATCTTTCCCTCCTTATCTGCGGCTGTGCCGCTTCATTCTTTCGTTCCGTTCCTCGATGATCTGGTTCTCATCGCTGATCCATTGGAGAAGCTGTCTGAGCGGCAGCTGAAGCCAGAATGTGATCGGTGTATGGATATTCTCCGACATGATCAGGCACTGTCTCCGGATCCAGCTGCCGCCGTCGCCGGCTACGACTCCGAGCTCAGCAAAAAATTTCTTGCCTTACTCCGAATCGTCACATAGTCTTTCAGGCGCATCGCCTCAAAGAATTTGTAATCAACCTTCTCGGTACAGGCCCTCGCGCACATACGCACCAGGTACGGCGCGGAGAACGCAGGAGCGAAGATGGCCACGCCCTTCGCCTGCAGCTCAGCTTCGATGTTGATGGAGTCCGCTCCGGTCAGGCTGTTGAAGTCGAATTTCAGTTCCGTGTATTTTTTGCCCTCATACTCAAAGGGCTTCTTGAACGTGAAGACATACATGTCGGCATCATCCTGTGCCGCTTCCTGCTCTTCCTTATCGAGATCGATATCTTCGGCGATCTCATCAGGTTTTTTGATTTCCTTTTCCTGTGCCATGGTTTCCGTCTCCTTTCAAAATTCGAAAAAACGCGCCGGGGAACAGTCTCCCCGGCGCTTCATGCGTGATTACTTGCCCAGGGCCTTCCGCACGACCTTCATGTAGTCCACACCGTCGATGATGCAGATGTAGTTATGCGGATCGATCTCCCACAGCTTCTTGCCATCTTTGAAGGCGGCATAGTAGTAGGTGGAGTATTCGCCGTTCGCATCTGCGGGGCTGGCGGGAGCAATGGTGCCGGCGGCGGTCTTCTTCGGGATCAGCTTCAGCACGTACTTGTCCGCCTGGACAACCCGCTGTCCGGCGGCGCTGTCCCAGAACTGCTCGGCAACGCGCAGGTCAATCTGGTGAGCGATGGGCTTCGCCAGCTTCGCTGCGGCATCCGTGCAGCTGCGGAACTGCATGGTCGTGGTCATGATGTCCATCATGCCGATCAGCACAGCTTCCACGTTGCCGGCAATACCGGCGCCGGTGATCTGCTGGGTGATGTAGGCAAGATCCGGGAGACCCACCTGGGCAACGCCCAGGTACTCGTTATTGTCCTCATAGACTTTGAAATCAATGAGGGATTCGGGATGCAGCATGTCTGTGTACCTCCTTCATTAAGCCGTCAGCGCGGCGGTCAGATAGGACGCGTCGTACTCCAGCGTGAAGTCGATCTCCTGCGCCGCAGACGGCGGAGTGAGATAGATGTGGAGCTTCACGATGCCCTGGATCAGGTTGGTCTCAGGGTTCTCGCTGTCCAGCATCTCGCACCGGCCACCCAGGATGATACCCGCGCCGGTCAGGCCGTTCAGCCAGATGTTGCAGGTGTCCAGGATGGTGTCGATCAGCCGACGGGTCATGGGGGTATCGAGATAGCCCCAGAAGGTCTTGATCAGCGTGTTGCCAACCCAGTCAAAGACGCGGTTGACGCTGATCTGGCAGTCCTTCACGTCGGTGTTGGTCGGATAGCATCCGGTGTAGTTGCCCCAGGCAACGAAGCCGCCCATGAAGTTCAGGGCGGTCATCACGCCGCCGGCGTTCAGGATGTCGGCCTGCGCCTTGGTCAGCAGAACTTCGGTGCCGTCCGCGATCACCAGAGCATCCACCTTGAGAGCATGGTTGCTCGGGCTGTAGTGCGGAGCGCCGACTTCGGTGTCCACGGACGCGATCAGGCTGGCAATCCGGGTGCTCATGTGATACGTATGATCACCGAGCTTGCACAGCGGCCAGCAGACGATCTCGTTCTTGTCGACCATCGCCAGGGCGTTCTTCTTCGCCACAACGGCGGAGTACACGGTCGCGTCGCCGCTTCCGCAAGGAACGTCCACAACAGCCTTGGCCTTGAACAGACCGTTGATCGCTCCGGCCTTGGTGGCCATCGCAGCCGCCACAGCGGAGTTGGAGGACCAGCCGGGCGCCAGGATCATGTCCGGAATCACGCCGATGGTGCTCATGCACAGTTCGATCTTCTCCACAGCGCCGGAAATGACGGTCGCGGTGATGCCGGTGAACACGGCCTTGTTATAGGCGATATTCAGCGCGGCTTCGGAGAAGTAGCTGCCGGTGGCCAGCAGTTCGACGATCATTTCGCCGTTGCTGTAGTACACCTCATAGTCGGTGTCCTTCACCAGCGTCTGGGCGG